TGGTGCGCCTGTTGCGTCGTCACCAGAAGAACCTGAACCTTCTGTTGGAGCACAATCTGAAGATCTCAATCCTCCAGGAATTGCACCGACTGTACCCCAGAACATAGGATGTTGTCCGCTCTCGCCATCAGCAAAAAATCCAACAACCCAAGTACCCTCAACAGCACCAGTTGGTGACCAACCAACACCAGAAGTCCCTGCTGAATTTGCAGGCATAACTGGCATCGCCCATGGAAGATCGTCGGAAGGTAGAACTTCATTATCTTCTGTGTGATACCCGATAATTCTGACACGACATCTACCCAAACGAAGTGGGTCGTCTCTATCTTCCACGACACCAAACCACCAATAAAAATTTGGGTTATTGTTAGATGTAATATTATCCATTATTATTCTCTCACGTTGTTGGTTTTGCCGCTGGGGTTGCGGATGGAGTTGTTGCTGGTGCTGGAGTTGCTGCTGGAGCAGTAGGAGCAGTTTGTGGCGTCTCAGGTTCTCCATCCTCAACATCATATAGAGGTTGGGCGTAGGAGTCTTTAGCAATTTCTATAAACATTGTGTGTCGAAACGGAGTTATTTGATGATGAATCGCAGTTACCATGTAGATACCAGAAATTAAAATGTCCCATATATCTGCTTCCGAATCATCCTTTACATTTTTTTCGCCGACAGAAGGATAGAAAAACCGTATCAATCTTCCAACTTCAATATCTGTTCTTCCAGGAACAGTTAATTGTAACCGCATAGTAGTTATATCCATCAAAGAACTATTGCGTTGCGCGACAAACTGTTCAGGGTGAAGATCAATAGAATCTTCTGTTGAGTCTAATACGCCTGGATTAACTGTAGAAACAAATGGTCTGTTATCACCAGATCTTAAAACATTCATTGGATATATCATGTTGAATTTTCTGGTTTCATCATACTGAAAAGAACCAGCACCCTTCGAGTCTGCTACAAACTTATAAGATTCCATGTGCTTTGTCGGGTTTTCTGGTGTTCCATTAAAATTGAAACCGTGATCATACGTATATTGAGTATAGTCTTTCTTTACAAGATCAAATGAATGCACCGTACTTGCAAAATGCCCTAAATCTTGACTTTGTATGATATCCAAATTAGTCAAGAAATTCATTGCTTCTACTGTTGCGAATCCTTTAGACAAAGAAGAAGTTGTGTCAAGACTATCAATATTTGGATGATACACATAATCTGAATAGATTTGATTGTTTTCTAATTGATATGCCACCAATTCTTCAATAGATGACAGATAAAACGCTTTCGTTGTTTCAAAGAAAAGAAACGTCGGGGTTTTATACTCAGAACCAATGCATCTTTTTGCCAACCAATTAATAGTTTGAATTGGTGACCACATCGGAGGAACAAATGTTATTACAGAACTATGTGGTGTATCTGCAATGAACAGTTGTGTTTTGTCATCTGTATCGTCTACTGCTTGTTTGTTTGTAAAAATACGAGGTGTTGAAATATTTTCTTCAAAAATCTTAAATGCGATTTCGTCTGTCGTACCTTCATATTTTTGACTCAATCGAATAATATTATCAGTGGACGCTTCAATAGAACAGAAAAATAATTGATAATACTGTTCTCTGTCATTGTTGAGTTTTCTATTTTTTACTGCATAAACAGAGAAAGATTTCTGAATTTTATTCAATGGATCAAAGGATCCCAAATTAGATTTATTTTCCCCCGCTAAATCGCCCCATGGTGTTTGGATATCAAGAGTTAAAATTTCATCGCCAATAATAGGAAGTTTACCGATAAGATTTATCGCATCACGAATTACTACAGAACCCTGTAATGTTGGTGAAAAAATATCTTCATACAGATGTAATTCCATCATGTATGGTTTTAAATCTAGCGAAAATTCAGAACTTACTGTATTGAGTAACAGTTGATTGATGATTACGTCACCTGGTTTTTGCAAACCATCATCAATTGTTGCTGCTCTTTTTGCTTTAGGTTGTTCTTGTTTTGTTGCTTCTTCAGCCATTATTATTTACCACTGATCATGCTCGAATATACCGAGACGAATTCTCCGAGGTATTTAGATTCTAGCATTTTAATTTGTCGCTTGGAATCATTCAATTCCTCTTCATGTTGAATATTTGTCACTTCTTCTATAACTCCATTCGCAAGTCCTGCAGCATCATAATCCACAGTCAATTTATCAACATCAGTTGTTCTATAATGATGTGTTTCATATATTCCTGTTTCACCATATTTCTTTTTAGAATATGATAGAAGATCTGAATTACTCATTGGCCATTCTTTTCTGATATCAATTATATCATTGATGACCATAATTACCCAATGATAGTCTGGTCGATTATAATACTTATCTGCGACTTGTTCGATGGTAAATCCGTCAGGAATAGTGACTTCTTGAAGAAGAACTATATTGTTTTTGAATGGATCCATTGAAACTCTGCGAAAAATATCAGTTACGATTGCAGGACCAGTTGGTAAATTTTCTATTCTTAAAAGAGGAAACATGGAAAAAAGCATCTTAGAATCCTTGTTCAATTCTATCTGTGGTTAGAGTTTCCAATTCAGTGAATAGTAACCGAATTGTCACTTCAGAAGGACAACCGTTTGAGAAGGTTGTGAATCCTTCTGCGCCATATTCTAGATTCATGTCTGTCAATGCGCAATTAGAAATTTTCTTAATGTAATTATTTTCTTCGCCATTGTGGTAATAGATAATAAGAAATTCTGATGGGTAGGTCAAAAACAATCCATTTTGACTTCTTGTAGGATGCATGTGTTTCGAGAAAGTTTGTATGATACCATCTTTACCGAAAATTTCTTCTGCTTCACCCTCGCTCTTGGGAGAAAATCTATAATCAAAGGCAAATTTTCTGAACCCCATGGAACGAAATAGTTGTTCCTTATATGGGTTTTCAACTTTCTTAGAAGTCGCGGCAACAACATTGCTTATGTTATCAAAACCAGCAATACTTGCAACCTTACCAAGTTTTCTCAAGGCATAGTCGCCAAGTTCACCGCCAGAACGCATCGCTGTTCCTGCATCAAATTCGCCATTTTTATTGAACAATGAATCTGCTGACATTTTACCAGAAGCAACAGCACCAACGAGTCCGCCGAGATCTGCAGTTTCCCAGTTTGCGCTATATCCTGACACAACTTTATCTGGAATGTGGAGAACAATTTCATCCTGTCCGAAGACAAGTCTTTGTTCACCAGCAACTGCTGCAGATGCTGCACCATATGCACCACCAACCGCAGTTCCTTTTACAATATCACCAAAAACCTTACCGAGTTGGGCAGATCCCATAGAAACTGGACCACCGATTTTAGTCGATCCTTGGTTTACAACTTTTCCGCCATTGCTCTTGAGTAATTCTCCGAGACCACTTGCTGCACCAGCAGTAAATCCTGCTACTGCGCCAGCAACAACAGCAGCAGAAACATTGTTCTGTGGATCCGCTCGGTTTTGATCAGACTGGTCAAAAATAACACCTTTTCCAGATTTCATTAATTCTTGACTGGACTTAGTTCCTTCGCGAGTTAATGGATAAAATACAACCCAATGTGGATATTCGTCCGATTCGCCGAGTTCTAACGGATATCGTTTACTGTTTATCGTGAGTGTTGTTTCTAGTGGATTGCCTGTTTGCTCAATGAGTTTGCCTCTATTGAATCTACTTTCCTTTTTTGCATCTGGTGCTGCTGCTGGAGCAGCAGGTGCAGTTGCTCCAGGAGCAGGAGTTTGCGCAGGAGGTGCGGGTGCAGGAGATAATGCCATCTAGAATAAATATCCTATTAAGTATAGAGTTTGGAATATTTATATGAGTTATGGTAAGGAAACTTTGAAAGGACTGTATAAAATACAGAATCCGAAAAAATATATTGGTAATCCGAACAATATTGTTTATCGCTCCAGTTGGGAACTAAAGTTCATGAAGTGGTGCGATAATAATGACAACATATTGGAATGGGGATCTGAAGAGTTGCCCATACCATATATCTCTCCTTTAGATAATCGAGTACATAGATATTTCGTGGATTTTTATATCAAGGTTCAAGAAAA